GCAATTACAACTTACGCAGAGCTAAAGTCTAGCATAGCCAACTGGCTTAACCGCGATGATGACCCTGATCTTACGTCGGTTATACCTGATTTTATCAGTTTTACTGAGGCTGGCATTAATCGTGACCTGCGGCATTACAAAATGGTCAACCGCGTTGATGCTACGCTTGATAGTCGCTATGTGCAGGTTCCGGCTGATTGGCTTGAAACTTTGCGCTTTAGCTTGACCACTGATGGAACAAGCCCACTAGAGATGGCGAGCCTTGACGATATGATTAAGTATCGACAGAACAACTCAAACGCCACTGGCACGCCAAAGTTTTATTCTCACGTTGGCGAAAGCATTGAGGTTTTCCCAACTCCAGATGGTGATTACGGAATGCAACTTATGTATTATCAGTCCATTCCTGATTTGACTGATACAAATACTTACAACTGGTTGCTGCAAGATTCGCCTGACGTTTACTTGTATGGCGCTCTTGTCCAGGCCGCTCCATACTTGAATGATGACGCTAGAGTGCAAACATGGGCGGCGTTGTATTCGTCGGCTATGCAGTCTTTGCAAAAAGCCTCAGATGACACGCGATTCGCTGGTTCTGGCTTGCGAATGCGTGTGACTAGCTATTAACCTTGTGATGGTGTATAACCGCCACAGATATATCTGATCGGAGAGACTTGATGTCTTTAACCAATGCTTTTGAGACAAGTACGCTAAAGTATTTGTTGACTACAGACAGCGTAACGCGACCAACCAATTGGTATGTCGGACTGTTTACGTCTGACCCCACTGACACTGGCGTTGCTGGCACGGAAGTGTCGGGCAGCGGTTACGCTCGAACAGCAGCCACGTTCACTGTGACTGGCGACACTGCAACAAACTCTTCGGCTATTGAGTTTCCTGCGGCGTCTGGCGGCAACTGGGGGACGATTGGCTGGATCGGCATTATGGACGCATCGTCTGGCGGTAACATGATTATTCATTCCGCGCTTGATGTAGCCAAAGCTATCAACGATGGCGATGTTTTCCGCATCCCAACAGGCGACCTCGACATTACGGCAAGCTAATGGGCTTGCGCTCAACATATAATACTGGCTTATTTGGCTCTGGTCTCTTTGGGGATCCTGAGACAACGCAAGCAGCTGCCAGTGCATCTGTTGGGATTTCCGCCACTTCGTCAGCGGTCACAGTTGTTGACGCATCTGCTTCGGCAGCGATTGCCGTAGCGGTAACGCCGCCAACCGCTATCAGAGTTGTTGACGCATCTGCGTCTGTGTCTCTCGGCGGCATTGTTTCGGTCAGCGCAGTAACCTACGAAGTTATTCCAGGTTTTCGCCCTGGATACGGACTTAACACTTACGGGTCGTATCTTTACGGCAAAAACATTAGCATTGAAGAAGGCAGCGCGACTGCCGCAATTGGCGTTTCTACTAGCGTTAGCGCTCAAGCGATACGTCAGTCGGGCGCTTCGCCAAACATTAATTTTGCGTTTACTGCAAACGGCGTAATTGATGTTGTAGGTCGCTCAAGCGCAACTATTTCAATTTCCCCAAATATAGCGTATAACAGGGTGAGATTGTTTTCTGGAACGTCTGTCATTGCCATATCTACTAGCGTTTTTGCGCGGTATAAGTGGCTTGAAGCAGACGATCCCACGACAACATGGACAGCATCGCCAAATCCAAGTAATACATGGACAGAGGCAGATTATTTAGAGAGGGCCGCGTAATGCCTACGACAACGACAAATTATTCTTGGAATAAGCCAGCAGTAGGTGGCGACGAAGACGCTTGGGGCGGTTATTTAAACGGCAACTGGGACAGCTTAGACACGCTTCTTGGTGGCGTTAATAACACCGAGTTTGAAATTTTAGACGGCGCGACTGTTTCAACGGCCGAGCTTAATTACGTCGCTGGTGTTACATCGGCTATTCAAACGCAGCTAGATGCTGCTGCAACAACTGGAAAGGCAATCGCGATGGCGATTGTCTTCGGTTAAAGGAGAAGCCTCATGGCCGCACCAAACGTAGTAAATGTCGCCACGATCACTGCCAAGTCGGCAATGGTGGCTTTAAGTTCAACCGCGCAAACCACACTGGTGAGCAACCCTGCATCAAGTGGCAAGGTCTTCAAGGTCAACATGGTCCAGATTGCTAACGTGGACGGCGCAAACGCTGCTGACGTTACAGTAGACATGCACAGCGCCGCTGCTGGCGGTGGCACAGCATACTCGCTTGTAAGCACTGTATCTGTCCCTGCTGACGCTTCGCTTGTTGCTTTGGACAAGGGTACAGCTTTGTATCTTGAAGAAGATCGCTCCATCACGGCAACGGCTGGCACTGCGAATGATCTGGAAGTGATCGTTAGCTACGAGGAAATTAGCTAGTTAGGAGTTTCCGATGGCTAAACGTACAGGCGGCTTCATAGGCCAAGACGGACTTAATGCACCTGATCCAGCGACAGGGGTTAGTGGTTCTGGCGGTGACGCGCAGGTTGATGTTAGCTTTACCTCCCCGTCTGACGTAGGCGGCGCGGCAATCACTGAATATCGGGTGACGGACAGCACTGGCGCTTTCGGCGCTACGGGGTCAGCCTCGCCTGTCACTGTCTCCGGCCTAACCAACGGCACAAGCTACACGTTCAACGTGTGGGCGATCAATCCGTTTGGGTGGTCTTCGCCTAGTGATGCAAGTGGGAGTGTTAGTCCTGTTGCAAGCATCGCTCTGATAGCTCAAGGCTTTCGTTTTAACAGCAGCTACCAAGACGTGTATTTAAATAACATTGACCAGCTAACAATATCCACCACAGGTAACGCCACGGATTTTGGCAATCTGACAGTCGCCAGAACAGAGGCCGCGGGACTATCCTCATCTACTAGAGGGATTTTTGGCGGCGGACTTGTATCCACTTTTGGACGGACAGACGTTATTGACTATGTTACTATTGCTTCTTCGGGCAACGCGACTGACTTTGGCAATCTTATCTCTAGCGCAGGAATTAAGTCTGCAGGCGCTGTTTCTTCAAGCGTCAGGGGGGTTTTTGCTGGTGGCACAGATTCGTCTTCACTTAACGTTATTCAATATATCACTATCGCTTCCACAGGCAACGCTACAGATTTCGGAGACCTTGCCGCTGCACAAAGCAACGCTTTTGGTGCAGGATCAAGCACAAGAGGGCTTTTGGGGTTCAATAGCTCTATTTACTATATCACTATTGCCTCAACAGGTAACGCTGTAGATTTCGGTGATTGGACCGGAGGAAACGGCGACTTTAGGGGGGGTTGTTCAAATGGAACACGGGCAGTGTTTGGCGGTCGCCGCTACAGTGCCACGCCTTACAACAACATGGAATATTTTACTATTGCCTCCACTGGAAACGGGACAGACTTTGGCGATCTTACAGTGGCCCGCTACGCGCTCTCTGGTACATCTGGCGGGAACAGAGGTGTTTTTGCAGGGGGTAGGGACCAAAGCGCAAATACCTACGACACCATTGATTACATAGATATTAGCTCCACAGGTAACGCCACGGATTTTGGCAACCTTACTCAAACGTGTACCGGAACAGCAGCCTGCTCCAACGCCCACGGAGGACTTTCATAATGCCCAATTATCAAGGTGTATGGAGCCTGTCAGAGCAGTATCAGAACGCGAGTGGGTGGCCTGTGCCGCCGCTGACGGGTGATATAGCTTTGTTTGGTAAGGCTTCTAACAGTGTGCCTTTAGACGCCATACAAATCTCTACCACAGGGAACAGCACAACATGGGGAACCCTTGGTGTAAACCACACCTACGCGGGGGCGACGGGGAACTCTACTCGGGGGATTATTTTTGGTGGCAACGCCGCTGGGCAAACCATCACCTACGTTACCACTGCGAACCAAGGCTCATATGGGGACTTTGGGGACACTGTTGCTGCCACCACCTACTACAACTCAAACGCACACGCATCAGATACACGAGGGCTATTTTTTGGACCTTTCTCTGATCCTAACAGCATTGAGTATGTCACCATTGCCTCCACTGGTAACGCTACAAACTTTGGCAATATGTTTGCTGATCGTAACTACGGCGCGGGAACAGGTTCAAGCACACGGGCTGTGATTGGGGGTGGTTACTTTGGCAGTCCGGGCTACATGAATACGATTGATTATGTAACGATTGCCTCAACAGGTAACTCTTCGGATTTCGGGGACTTGCTCAATACGGCAGGGGGTAATTCTGCGTGCAGTAGCAGTACGAGAAGCCTGTTCGCAGGGGGGGTTATCAGCGGCGGAACAGTTTCAAACACGATAGCCTATATTACCACGGCCTCCACTGGGAACGCTTCTGACTTTGGTGATCTTACAGTAAATAACGGAAACTACAACGTAGGCGGTTGGTCTGCTTCGAATAAAACCAGAGGTTTGTTTTTCAATCACCAAAACACTGCTGCGGACGTTCAGTACGTTACGATAGCCAGTACAGGCAACACGGCTTCATTCGGTGATCTAACAAACAACAGCGCATCTACATCTAACGGCTTCTCGTTGTCCAACGCCCACGGAGGACTGTCATAATGACCAAACGCTACCTAGGCAACATCATTACGCAAAGCCCTACACCGCCTGCTGGTCCGTATGAGGGCGATGCAGCACCTGGCGTGTGGTCACTTGCGGAAGCCTTTGCGTATAGCAAGGCGGGGCTGTGGCCTACTGCTGGTAACGTTTTATCCAGAGGTTTATTTTTCGGAGGAAATTCTCGTTTAACCACTATTGATTATATTGACCTCACAACCGCAGGCAACGCTATAGATTTTGGAGACTTAGTAGGATGGGTCCAAGGCTCGTCTAACAGGGGTAGTATGTTAGCAGCTTTTGCTAGTGGCACTAGGGCCGTAGCTGCTGGTGGCGGTAGCAACATATTAAACAAAATAGGATATGTCACTATTGCCACGACAGGAGACACCACTGATTTTGGAGACTTGCAGCCCGGTACAGCAAGGCTCTCAGGATTGTCTAGCGCCACTAGAGGGTTAACCTGTGCAGGCAGAACCACTTCGGGTGTAGTCAACACAATTCAGTATGTGACTATTGCTTCTACGGGCAACGCTTCTGATTTTGGAGATGTAACACAAGCGAGAACTTTTCCTGCGAGTTGCGCGTCTACCACAAGGGGTGTTATCTCTGGCGGTCAAAATGGAAGTAGTGTTGGATATAATACCATAGACTATGTTACGATAGCAAATACTGGGAACGCCATTGATTTTGGGAATTTGTCGGGGGCTAGGTTTTACCACTCTTCAGCCAGTAGTAGCACTAGGGGTCTTATGGCTGGTGGTTATCAAAGTGGCGCAACTGTAAATATTATTGAGTATGTTACCATTGCAAGCACTGGAAACACTACTGATTTTGGAGACTTAACGGCTACTAGGTATCAACCAATGGCTGCGTCTTCTCAAACAAGAGCAGTAGTTGCATCGGGAAACTCTGGAGATGCTTCTATGGATTTTGTAACCATAGCGACAACTGGTAATGGCGCTGATTATGGTGACTTAACTGCTGCAGGGCAGTTAGGGGCCGGGGCTTCTAACACACACGGCGGCATAGCAGCATGATAACGGGAGAAAACCATGCCTAAGGATACAGTAAAAGAAACGGCACTAGCCACGGTAGACCTTAACATTCAGCTTCCAAGCGCGAAGCCTGAGTATAAATCCATGCTGGCTAACATTACCGACAAAGCCCCAGCAATCGCGCAGGCGTCCAGCAATTTCTACAAGTCGCACTCGCAAATGATGAGCGTCACGCTTGACGTTACGGCAATCACGCCGATCCGTTCTGTGAAGCATACGCTTGCTGAGATTGAGAAGACCAAATCCGCCTTGCAAGAGGGCTACTTCCGTATGAAAAAGGAAGAAGTCAAGCTCAAGAAGCTGGAGCGCAAGTTGGAAAATGAGGCTGACGATCTTGAGCGCGAGATGCTTGAGATTAAGATCAACGAGAAGCAAGCCAACGCTG